GACCGCTATCACGGCGGACTACTCCAACGTCTGGGAATCCCCGGCGATGACCACGATCCGGCTCAATGTCACCTCGCACACGACGCCAATCGAATGGGCCGTTATCCCCGGCGATCTGAAATCCTGATTTTCGTGCAGTGCCTACCCTCCCATCAGCAACTCAGCAATCCATAAGGGAACGCGACCATGTTTCACTCTCTCTACGGTAAGAAGCTCGGCTTCGATGACAATGACACGCTGCGCCACGATGCGGGCGCTGCCTCCTTCGATAGCGGCACCAAGACGGCCTCAGCTACCGGCACTGGCGGCACGAGCACTGCCACGCTCAGCAAGGCATCCGGCAAGATCACCACGGCCGCTCTAACCACGGCGGCCGGCGCCACCCACGTCCTGACGCTGACCAACACTAAGATCGCCGCTGCGGATCAGGTCTATGTCACTGTCGGCAAGGGTACCGCAACCACGGGCACCGTGACTGTCGCTGACGTTCTCCCGGGTGCAGGCTCTGTCGCCATCACCATCCAGAACATCCATGCCAGTGCTGCCGTCAACGGTACGCTGGTCATCTCGTTCCTGGTCATCAAGGCCTAAACGGGATCAGCTTGGAGGCAACAAGCTTGTCCAAGGACGCACTAACTCCAAAGCAGGAGGCGTTCTGCCTCGCATACGTCCAGACCGGCAACGCCTCGGAAGCATATCGTCGCACCTATGACGTAGCGGAGGAGACAAAGCCGGAAACAATCTGGAGCGAGGCGAGCAGGCTTGTCGCAGACCCCAAGGTCTCCGCAAGGATTATGGAACTGCAGGAACGGGCCAGAGAGATAGCATTGGTATCCGTTGGCTCGCTTACGGATGAACTGGAAAAGGCTCGCTCTCACGCAATGGCTGACCCCAAGGGAGCGGCTGCGGCTGTCTCCGCTATCATGGGGAAGGCCAAGCTTCACAAACTGCTCGAAGATGACAAGGCAGCGGGCACGGGTGTCGCGGTTACGGTCGTCATTGGCACACGGGACGCGGCTATCCTTTGACCGAGGAAGTCGTTGTCGGCGAATGGACCGAAATCCTTGGCGCCGTCAAGCGACCGGATGAACCGTTTAGGCTTCATAAGAAGCAGCAAGCCCAAGTCGATCTTATCGCGTCCGACGCCACGCACATCATGGCGTACGGCGGCTCTCGTTCTGGGAAGACGTTCGGGTTCGTCCGCGCGGTTCTCATTCGGGCGCTGGCCCACAAGAGCCGTCACGCAATGCTGCGCTATCGGTTCAACCATATCAAGGCGTCGATCATCCTCGATACGCTGCCTACGGCTCTGGAGCGGTGTTTCCCTGGTGTGGGGCCGAACTGCAAGCTGGACAAATCGGACTGGTACCTGACGCTGCCGAACGGCTCGGAAATCTGGTTTGGCGGCCTGGACGACAAGGAACGGACGGAAAAGATCCTCGGGCAGGAGTACGCAACGCTCTATCTCAACGAGTGTTCGCAGATACCCTATGCCTCGCGCAACATGGCGATAACCCGCTTGGCGCAGAAGACACCGCTTAGGCTCAAGGCCTATTACGACTGCAACCCTCCGGGCATGGCCCATTGGACCTACAAGCTGTTCGTTGAGAAGAAGGACCCAGATCGCCGTACGGCGCTGGCTAATCCTGCGAACTACGCCGCCATCACCATGAACCCGAAGGACAACGAGGCCAATCTCCCGGCTTCGTATCTGGAGGAGCTTCAAGGCATGTCGGAAGCCATGAGGCGCCGCTTCTGGCTCGGGCAGTTCGCGGATATGTCCGATTCCGCGCTGTGGGCGATGGAACTGCTCGATCAGCAGCGCATCGTGGACGGCAAGATACCGGAAATGGTGCGCATTGTCGTGGCCGTCGATCCCTCTGGCGTGGCCGGCGAGGAAGACAAGCGCTCCGACGAGGTCGGCATTGTCGTTTGCGGGCTTGGCAAGGATGGCCGCGGCTACGTCCTGGAGGATATCTCAGGGCGCATGGCTCCCGCTCAATGGGGAGATGCTGCGGTTTCCGCGTTCGATCGGTGGGAAGCCGATTGCGTGGTGGCGGAAAGCAATTTCGGCGGGGCAATGGTGGCGGAAATCATCCGCTCCGCCGCCTCGAAGCGCATCGGTTCGGCGGTTCCATATCGGGAAGTCACCGCATCGAGAGGCAAGATTGTCCGGGCTGAGCCTATCGCGGCCCTGTTCGAACAGCAGAAGGTCTCGCTCGTCGGCTATTTCGGCGAGTTGGAAGACCAGCTCTGCGCCATGACGACTGCCGGCTATGTCGGTTCACGCTCGCCCGACCGGGCGGATGCAATGATCTGGGGCCTTGCCTCGCTATTCCCGGCCATGACGAAGCGTGAGAGCGGCCCGCTTGGACGCCCGGCGCCAATCGTCAATGTCGGATATTCGAAGATGAAGAAAAGGAGAGCCTGATGTCTGGCTTGTTCGGTAAGGCTCCTAAGCCTGCAGACCCCACTCCCATGCCGGTTCCTGACGACGCAGCGGCCAAGGCGGCGGATCTCCGCCAGCGCCAGCAGATCGCGGCGCGCTCAGGCCGTGCGTCCACCATGCTGTCGCGCAACAACGGCGGATCGGCGGGTACGTCGGCGTATGGCAATTCGCTGCTCGGGCAGGCCGGCTAATCGATGGACAGCCGCGCCAAGGAACTTGTCTCTATCGGGGATAAGCTCTTCGCCAAGAAGCAGCAGTGGGACAGCCTCATGCAAGAGGTTGCCGAGTACATCTATCCCATGCGCGGCGACTTCACGCAGACGTTCAGGCTGGGTGATGACTTCTCCGCAGACCTGATGGATTCGTTCCAGGTCCAGGCGCGGGAAACGCTCGGCAACACCATTGGCGCCCTGCTGCGTCAAGGCGAGTGGTTCGCGGTCAAGACCGGCCTCGATGAGATCGATGAAGACCCAGCCAATGCGCGCTGGCTTGAATATGCCACCAATCATTTCCGCAGGCTGGTCTATGATCGCCGCGCCAACTTCGTGCGTTCGACCAATGAAGCTGATCACGATTGGGTAGCGTTCGGCAATCCCGTCCTGTCGGTTGAGGAAAGCCCGGATCGAGCGCACTTCCTGTTCCGTACTTGGCATCCCAAGGAATGCGCGTGGATGCTGAACCAGGTCGGCAAGATCGACCACAATCAGCGCCTCATGCCGATGACGGCGCGCAACATCGTCAAGCGCTGGCCCAAGGCTGCGCTGCATCAGGACATCATTGACGCGTCCAAGAAAGACCCGGCGAAGGAATTCAAGGTCCGCCACATCGTCCTGCCGTTCGAGGAGATATACGGGGACGACAAGGCCAAGCGCCGCCAGTACAAGGACAACCCGTTTTGCTCGCTCTACATCGACTGCGAGCATGAAGAGGTTCTGGGCGAGGGACCGCTTCCGGTCTTCAACTACATCATTCCACGCTGGCGTACCGTGTCGAGCTTCCCGCAAGGGTTCAGCCCGGCCGCCATCAACTCATTGCCCGATGTCCGCATGCTTCAGTCTCTGGCCCGCATCCTTCTGGAGCAGGGCGAGAAGGCGGTTGACGCCCCGATGTTCGCGCGTGGGGAAATCTTCCGCGATGCGGTTAACCGCTATGCCGGCGGCATGACGTATGTGGATCTTGAGGCAGACCAGAAGATCCAGGATGCCATCATGACCGAGCCGACATCGAGCGGCTTGGGCTTTGGCATGGAGATGAAGCAGGACGTTCGCAACCTGATTGCCGAGGCGTTCCTGCTCAACAAGATCATGCTGCCACCGCAGCAGAAGACCGCGTTTGAGACGCAGGCACGCTTAGAGGAATATCGCAGGGCCATCCTGCCGTTCACCGGCCCAATCGAGAGCGAATACCATCTGCCGCTGTTGGATGTAGCGTTCCAGATGGCGGTGCGTAACGACGCCTTCGACATCGACGCAATGCCCAAAGCCCTGAGCGACAAGGATGTGACGTTCACGTTCGAAGGCCCGCTCAACACGGCAGAGGGCAGGCAGAACGTCCAGGCCTTCCAGGAATCGCTCCAGATCGTTGCGGGCGCGGCCAACATCGACAAGACGGTCGCTACGCTCATCGACTGGCAGAAGGCCACCAAGGACGCGGTACGCGGCACGCAGGCGCCGGCCGACTGGTTCAACGACGAACAGACGCAGCAGAACGCGGCCGACCAGCAGAATACAGTTGACGGCCTCACGCAGGCCGCTGCTGCGCTTCAGGGCGGGGCACAGGTGGGCAAGAGCGTTGCGGATGCGTCCATGGCTCTATCGCAGGCTGGCATGATCGCAGGCCCGCAGGGTGGCGTAACGCCGGGGGCTGGCGCGTGAAGCCGCTTATGACTGCGTTGATACTCATTGCAGTTCAACTGGCGGCATGTGCAACGGCGCCGGATATGTCACGTGAAACATCGCTGGCCATCGTGAAACTGGCGAAGTCCAAGAACTGAAACCCCATAGGAGGCAACTATGGAATATTCCGACATTAGCGTTCCAGGCACAGAGTTGACGCTTTCCAAGCCTGTCGCAACTCTGATGGCATTCACGAAGGATGGGGTAACAGGCGCCTTCGACATCGTTGACGGCAAGTTCGACTATACAGGCGAATTGCCTATCACCGAAGCCGCCAAATGCCTATTCGAAACATTGGCGGCGATTGCCGGACCGATGTGGATCGAACGCGCCATGACGCCGGAACAGCGTGCCGCGATGAAGGCGGCCTTGGAGGGCTAATGGAAGCCCATGCTCCCGCACCCTACGACAAGGACATCCTCATGGCGGTGCGCGCATGCATCGCCGGCAAGGCCAATGAGGGCCAGCAGCAGGCGGCCATGGATTGGATCATCCAGCACGCCAGCAACTACTACGACCTGAGCTATCGCAAGAGTGACAGCCACGCCACCGCATTCGCCGAGGGCAGGCGGTTCGTCGGCGCGCAGATCGTCAAGATGCTGAGGAGCGAAACCCTCAAGGCGGTTGAAGGCAAGCCGCCGAAACCAGTTCGAGGCAAGAGGCAAGAGGCAACGGAATGACCGAGGCGAACACCACGGCAGAGGTCGATAAGATCGCTATCACGACCGACACGACGACCAATACAGCCGAAACCACCACGCAATCGACCACAGCAGCCACCACAGAGGCGGCGAAGACTGCGGACGCGGCAACCACCGCGCTCGACAAAGGAACGTCTGGCGAGGCTGACAAGACCGAAGCCAAGTCGCCATGGGGCGACAACTGGCGCGAGGAAATGGCTGGTGGGGACGATGATGTCGCCAAGGCCATCTCCCGCTATGGTTCGCCCAAGGGTGTGGCGCGGGCTCTGCGTGAGGCACAGGCGGCTATCCGCTCAGGCCAGCGCACGGCAAAGCCTGATCCCAAAGACGAAAAGGCCATGGCCGAATGGCGCAAGGCCGAGGGCATCCCTGACGATCCGACCGGGTACAAGCTCCCTGACACCGTAATCAAGCGCCTGGTGGACGAGGACAAGCCGGTCCTCAACTCCTTCACCGAGTTCGCCCACAAGAAGGGCGCCCGGCCTGATGTCGTGGAGATCGCATCGGAGTGGTATGTCGAGATGGCTGAGGCCGCACAGGCCAAGCAACTCGAATCCGACAAGATCGCCTCCGAGGAAGCCGAGGACTCGCTCCGCAAGGATTGGGCGCATGGCGAGTACAAGGCCAACACCACGATTGCCCGTCGCTTCATCGAAG